TATGCCTACGCTCTGTAGTTGCTACCCCATCGATATATACCTCAAGATCTTGATCGCAATATTGAGCAAATTCATAAAATGACCATTTATCTAAATCGTTTTCAGTAATACCGTATTTACCCGCACCATATCTTTTGTTAGTTAGTAAATCCCAAATGACCCAAGCTGGATTAGAGCTAAAAGCTAGACTTTCTTGAAATTCTCCATTCCAACCTCCAGGATATCTTTCATCAAAATTTACTCCAGCTGGAGAGTAATTGCTAGGAATTCTGATCAGCTTACCTTTCACTAAAAATTCTCTCCTTGGTATGCTTGGCATATCTTTTGAATTGATTCTAGTTCCTATAATTGCTGTATTAGGGTAATTAAAAAACCCACATACATATTCCGTTATAGATAGCAATTCACAATCAATTTGATATCTAGCTTCCACCAAGCCACCTGTAACGGGATCCATTTCTCTAGTAGTTCGATAAATTCTAAAAATTCTGTTAGCTTTGTGGTCATTTCGATTGTTAGACCAATCAGTGGGCATAGGTAAATTATTAATATAGACATCTTTAACATAAGGGTTAGTTGCGCAACCTGCAAACTCTATATATTCTTGATTCAATGCCTGACCCTCAACACCGTACTCTATAGCCAGCCTGACTTTTGCGGGCCATATCTCACCACTATTTTTAATAATATCACCAATTTTAAAACAAAGAAATGGAGCATATTTACATTTAAATCGTTTAGCTAACATTAATCCACCAATAGCTCCCGCAATACCTCCAGCTAAAACTAAAGCACCAATTAATGCTGCTACAGCAAGTTCTGGAATTGTGCTTGGTTGACCCGCTGTGGCGCCACCAACACATATACAACCACATGCAAAAACTGGGTCAGGGAAAGCCAATTTAATCAGCAGGCCTGCCAGCCACTTACCAACATAAAAACCAATAATAGCCCCAAGTATAGGTACTAAATTTAAATTAATAACCTCTTCATCACCTTCATAAATATAGTGTAGTTTATTGATTTTAATCGAAATACAAATATCTGTAACTTCTGAGTTTTTGATTGTGTAGGAATAAAAGTAATCTTTTTCTCCGTGGTTACGCGGACCAGTTAATGGATAATTGATAAATTTAGTATTAGACGGAACTTTAAATTCGTCATCCAGCATTCTGCCTCGAGCTGTATCGGTGATTTGATTTTCTGCTACAGATATTGTTCCATCTCCATTGTTTTGAGTTAATTGTTGATTATTTCTTCCGTTTCTAAAGTTACCAAGCTTCATATCAAAATGAAATCTTGAAAAATTAAATCTATCATTAGTATCCCTTATGGGTACATCGTTTAAATATATTGACCTATAAACAGCAAACAGATCATTTACTGGATCATTATTAACAGTTAAAGTTCCACCTCCAGTAGTGCCTCGAGGGGCAGGAGATACACTAACATCTATCTCTGAATCTAAACCAGAATAACCAAAGGCTGGAGAAGAAAGGTCTATATATAGTTCTCTGAGTATACGGTTAGAAAACCTGGCAATAAAAATCAAGGGGTTTTCAATAAAAGCACTAGAGAAAATGTTATCAATTAATTGACCAGGAGTAAAACCTAAACCTGGATTTGAAATATGAAAAGCACCGATAGAGCCAGTGTCAGCATTTAAAGATTGTTGTCTAACGGTCACCTCAAAATCTTCTTTTGGGAAATGAAGTTCTGGTAACCAATTGTTTGTACTATTTTGATTTAATCTGGGTAAGTTTAAATCATTAAGGATTGCTCCAGAGGCCCTAAATTCTTCTTGGGAGTTCCATGTGTCGCCTAGAACTGTACCAACTTGATTGTGTCCATTTGCTTCAGCAGAATCGTAAGCTACATTCGTTAACAACCAAACTATTGGATCTTCAGGGCTCGAATAACCGTATCCAGAATCAATAGGTATCATTTGTTCTATAGATCCTTCGCCATCGATTTTAACATTGACTATTGTGCTTGCAAACATACATAAATATTCAAACAAAAAATTTATTCCTAGTCCAGCATAAGCTCCTAATGGTGGATTCTGTCCAAATACACCAGCCGGCTTGGCATAAGTATTTGTTGTTAATACTGATCTTGGTATACCAAACATCAAGAAATCACTATTAGGTTTGTATCCGGAATTGAAATTATTTCTATCACCACTATAATTGATAACGCTAGGATAATAACTAACATTGTGAAAATCTACAGAAACTTGTGAGCCCAATCCAATGGGATATCCTGCTCCTACATCTAACATTTGAGTTCCTGGTATAGGTCTACCTGTACAAACTAAACTGCTAGTAGTTGTGACGAGCTCCGGTATGGCTGTGTTGGGATCATTTGGGTTTCCAATTGTTAAACCAAAACCATCCCCCCAAGCACTAACAACCCTATAAGCGCTATCTCTACCATTATTAATATTTAATGTCTCTAATGGTACTTGAGCAGTAGCTATAGTTGTTGGCCCCGCGCTTGCACCACCAATCATAGAACTAACAACATCAATATTTTTAACTGGTACACCTTGACCCCATCTACCTAAAGTCCAATTACTAGGAACAACGCCTTCCGCTACTTGACTACTGGGAAAAGGCAAAGCAAATTGAACATGGTCACTCCAGCTATCAAAAAATCCATGCAGTTCGGCTTCGAGAGCCTCATCATTTTCAAATGCATCACTAATACTACCAATACCGCCATTGTTGGCAACATCGAATTTCATTGTTTGACCACCATTACTAGCATGACATTCAAGAATAATAGCAATGTCTTGATATAAATATTGAGAACTAGCAACAGTATTATCATTACCTTCGTCACCAAATTGAGCTCCAGGAATGAAAAAAGGATGCATCATATTAATGTCTTGTGGCGCAAGAGCTGTCCACATACCTCCACCAGCGCCAACACCGCTAGCTTGTTCATCTAAAACACATAAATCTGGTACGGTATGTAAGTAGGCTCCCACAACCCTACCTCTCGCGTCCACAATACCTAAAGCATCAATATTGGTTCTACATATCGCAAAAGAATCTTCGCTACCAAATCCATTTGGCTGTCTATATTTTCTGATAGTATAAACAACTATTCTTGGGCTCAACATAGGGCAATAACTACCATAATCTGCACGCACCGTATCTCCATTGTAATCCGTATATTCAATCGACCCATCATTAACAGTTATCACAGAATCCAGATTATTGTTGCCGCCTTCAAGCATATGAGTATTAAAAAACTCGTGTTGTATGTTCATTGGGTCGGGGTTGGGTATAACTCGAGTACCAGTGTTGGTGTTGGACCCACTGCCTGGAACAAACTTAGGGAATTGAATAGCGACCCCATCAGCATTATCAATAGTGCACATTTGAGCATTAGGATTCAACGCAAGAAAAACTGCTGCTGCCCTATCAGAAAAGCGCCCACCTCCAATATTTGTTGTTTCTCCATGAGCAATTAATCCTCCAATATTGATGGTTCGTCCCTCCATTATTGCTCTTTCAAAACTGTTTCCGCCTGCAGGGTTAGAGCCTATACAATCGCCGTAGTCATCATTAATTGGCGCAGTGGTATATAAAGCGCCTGGCAGACCTGAGCTGTTATCTTCAATAAATGAATCTTCGTTAGTGTCGATATTGGGATCATAATCTGCGGCAAACTCTTCGTATTGTAAATTGGTGAAAATTTCGGTCTGAAGATAGTTGGTTGGATTACAACCGTTGCCACCCGCCAGCAATATATTCAAGTTTCCATTATACTGTGTACCGTCTCCCCAGACTATTCTATTATTAGTCAATGTAATTGTGGCACACGCTAAATATTCTGATGCTGTCATTTGCAAAAAAACTGCTTGGCCATTCTGGTTGCCTCCAATGTGACGACCAATTCTGACTAGCATATTCGCATTATTGTAATTGAAATTATCAGCATTATCGATTTGAATTCTACACATATTACTCCAAGCTCTACCATCATTGGGTATAGTACCATCTCCCGCTTGTCCATTGTATAGAGTTTCTAGTGTTCTGACTTGAATACTTGAAAACTCTCTAGCTACACTACCATCTACAAACGTTGCTCTATTTTTTCTGAGGTATGAATTAGTAATTGAATGCTCAACAAACTCGTCATTAATTGGAGCAATTCCATTTCTTGGGGTTATTGTATAAGTTAAATCTTCTGTACCATATCCGCCACCAGTATTAAATGTTGAACCAAGTTCTACAGTATCTGCAGTTAATTGAGTTAAATTTAATTCTAAAATTGGCAGACCGTTTACATCTTGTCTATCTGGTAGGTTGTAACTCAGTGGAGCTCCGTTTGCATCCACTAATTGAGAGCTATACACATCACCGAGTGTTTGATTATTAATAACTGCAGCAATCTGTTCGGTACTATTATTATTAACTAGTATGGCTCCATCTTGAACCCTGTATAAAAATATATGAGCATTATCAGATGCAATAAAACCTTCTGATTGAGCTCTGAGTGGTCCAAGCGCAGCCTGCAACGCTGCAATCTGGGTCTGAAATACGGTACGCTGAAAGGCATCTGTAGTCGTCACTAACATCACCTGAAAGGCTGCTATTTGTGCTTCTATTACTGTTGCTTGGTTTGGATTGATGACCTGACTATTAAATGCAAAAAAGGGAGGTTCAGTAAAAGCTGTTTCACCTATGTCTGCATCCCCGACATTAGTCGGTTTATCTGGCCTAATGTAAATGTTCGCAGCGTCATCAGTCATGCCATTAGCCATGATAGCATATACTCCAGATGGAGTGTTCACATAATTACCCGCTGGTTCAAGTAATTGACCAAATTCAGGAGATAATGGATCGTCGTTAGTTAATCCCTCTGGAATCTCTCCATTGTCATCAACCTGTCTACCATTAGATATAATTTGCAATGGAGCAAGAAGTCTTACATTATCTGGTAAATCTTGTTCAATGGTCGCCCTTTCTATAGGGGCATTTCCTAAATTTTCTATACTTCCAACACCATCCAACCCAAGGGTCACTATGCCGCTAATTAATTGAGGATTTTGATTAGATACTATATGGTTTACTAAATTATTGTAATTTAAGTCGCCTATAGTAATAGATGTGGTCGCATTAGCCACGAGATCTAACGTAAGGTTTCCATTGTATCCATAGCTTGTTGTATGAATATCTTGTTCATAACCAGTGATTGGATTAGCGAGACCAGCAATAGGACCTTCACACAATATATCTAGTGATTTATAAATACCAATGGACTCTAGTTTTTGATAATTACCCCTATCTTTGACCTTCATGAAGCTATTTGCTCCACCACCGATATAAGAAATGTTCACATTGACGAGCTCTCCGTCATCCATATAAGATCTCTTTCCACAAGGTGTATCAGAACTAGCTGGTCTCATTTCATAATCTTTATGACCTACAGATGGAAATAAAAATGGGCGATACCCCTCAGATGTACCTACATTGGTTGAGCCGCCTCCATAAGATGACGCATTACTTACGGATGGTCCATAAGTATATCTTTGACCACCTTTACTACCTTCACTTTGATAATTTGAATTGTAAGAGTTGTTACCTAAATCATCACTGTAAGCTTTAGCTCCAGCTTTACTGGTATAACGTACCTGCCTCAAGGTAGAGTCGCCAGCATTGTAGGGTCTAATTTGATCACCCAGGTTGACTCCAGCTTGATTTCTTAAGTTTGTTAATTCTTGACCGTTAATAAAACTATAATTGCCTCCTTGAACTTTTTGAAGATTGATATTAAATTCTGGTAAATTAACAGGAAAATTATAAATTGTAGCATTATCGTAATTGTAGTCATAATTATTCACTGAAGACCCGACAACTAAAGAGCCAACTCTTAAAACACCATAAACAATAGGTACTGGAGTGCCTTGCTGTACAATGTTTTCGTTAGAAGAATAAATGTAAGAATTGGTTTCAATAATTTCATATTCTTCACCAGTTTCTGTTACAGGGTTCAATTGATCAACAAACCATTCCATACCATAACCCATAAGAAAGTTACCTGCCATACCACCTAAGAACCCCAAAGCCCCTCCTGCCCCAATAGGCTTGGGGATAATATAATAATTATTAAAACTTAATAATAAATCTAGTGATGTTTGCTCGTAATTTTCACCCGATTCAGCCACGATTTGATACTCAACGCCAGATAAACTTTTGCGAATTAAAAATGCCCTAAAACCTTTTAATACTGCATCAAAAGCATCTATAGCTTCTCGAAATGTTGATACATCGAGTTCCACATATTGACCAAATGCTTGCGCCATATCCCCTTTAAAATAAAATTTTCTCATAAATCCTTATACCTATATATTTTATACACTTTATTCATTATGTCAGGAGTAAATATTTCCTTTCTGGGCAATTGATGGATTGGGTGATGCAGTAAATGGTAATTGTCATAGACTCCCAAATGAAAAATGTCATGATAATCTGGATTAAATACAATTACATCTCCATTTACTAATTTAGAAGCATCTTTGTCGACAATATAAAAATATTTATTCATAGTATTAATTAAATTTTCATTACTTGCCTTTTTCTTTCTTGACCAATTTTTAATATCTTTACTCAAGTTGATATTTAAATTTAAATAAAAATAATCTTTAACGAAAATCATACAATCTTGAAAAAATGGAATAAATATTCTGTGAAATAAAGGAGGAGGGGTATAACTTAATGGATAATAAAGCTCAAACTCTTTTGTTAACAATGAATAAACCATACTAGGTAAAGCTAAAGATTCCGCCACTTCGATATCTAACTCGCTTAAATTTTCTTCGTGGATTATATGACTATGAAAAAGGGAAACAATTTGATTTTTTTGATATAGTTTAGTAAAGTCCTGATTGTTTAATGAAAATAAATTGGGGTCATAAATATTATCGTTTTTAAATGGCAAAAAGATACAATCAGACATAATTTCATTGTATACAAAAAGACCGCAAGACTCTGATGTTTTTTGTGACCTGGCATGCTTGATTGCAGATCGAAAAATATCACTATGTCCAGGCGCCAGGAAATCCTCCAAATGGTAATCCATTAACATTTTCAAATTCTCCAAATCTTAACCTACAGCCGTCAATGGTTTTAGAGCAAGATTCCTGTATCCATACCTTGGATGATTTGGATGGAGATATTCCTGAGGCAATGTCTGTGCAAACATAATATTGAGTTTGATTCATGTTGGGATCTTCTGGTAAAACTGACACGAAATCTCCAGTGACATATTGAATATCTTCATCATATTCACCCCTATCTTGAAGATTGCGAGATAGTGGTAATCGATTCACACCAGTCCATGCATCATCTGTTTCATTTTCAATAGAGAGGTTATTTAAAACACTATCATTAACTCGAATTCCTGAGATAGTATGGGATATAATATTATTTTTTGAATCTGCTACAATTGGGCTGTTGTTTGTATCTGTAAACCCACAGCCCTCGACAGATCTATATCTCCATTGACATGTATGACAAACAATTTTCCTGCTAGGTATTTCACCACCCTCTTTTTCTAATGGAGAGGCTAATTCAAATTTAACAATCTTGTTGTTTTCTACAGTTTTTTTATTAACTACATACTGTTCGGTTGGAAACGATTCTTCATTTCCGGCGCCAAATGGATTAATATTGTTTGGGAAGTTTTCAGGAGCTAAAAACCGAACAAAAGTTCGTATTCTCGATACTTCATAGCCAACAAAATCATCAAAAAATCTAGTCTTCAAACTGAAAAATGAATCAGTATTGTCGGCAGTAATCGATGGCCTGGGCAGCTGTTTTTCCACGAAATCGAAACCTTCTGTAGAAATAGGGTGATAAAAATATTCATTACCTTGATAAATTATACTATTACCATAACCATTTTCACCTGCATGGAAATAATACCTGCCACCGTCTATTTTTTTATCTAAATTGATTTCATACAAAACCACCAAAGTCGATGGCTCCAAACTCATAATTTCTTGATGTATTACTTCTTCCATTGTAACTCATATAATATTAACTTAATAATCTAAAGATTCAATAAATGTAGCAGATATCGTATGATTGTTTGAATAATTAAATGTGTGCGACCATTCAGGACAATAAAACACATGATAGTTTCTTCTGTGTGGTGTTTTATTGGTGGAGTTGATTTCTGGACTAGAGTAATCTTGGCTTAAATGAAATCCGAATTTTTTATGACCTAAATGGCTTTCTAAAAACAGTAATATTCTTTTGGCTTCAATGTCGGATCTGCCATCAAATACTAAAGATAAATTATTTAAATTTGGATTAAATCCATATTTATTGAATTTTTTGTATATACTACTAGCACTAGAACTTTTATATTTTGGGCTGTGTTGAATATTAAAAACAGACGATGCCCTAAAGTCAAACATTCTATAGTTTAGAATAGAATTATCAGAAAGTTTTGGATTAAACGGGTAATAAAAACACTCAGAAGGGTTATCTAAAAATATAGAGTTTCTCAAATTTGGTGATGTATAAATAGTTGAGTTGATAGGTAAATCAAAAAAGTTATTCTCTGGAATAAATTGAACTGCAGCAGTAGTTGATCCATCTGTATTTGTAATAGTTTGATCTTCATTGCTTTGTAAATTTATATACTTGTAGGAATCAGAAGCGAAAAATTTATTATCACCTGCATTGATTGTAGCATTGACACCTTGATTACTTTTAGTAGTTATTAATGTTGTGTTTGAACTACCAGGTATATTTAGTGCGTTAAAAGTTAACTGAGTTTGAATATTGTTGTTAAGAGTAGCAGACATTTCAACACTATCCAGAATTGAACTACCGACAGAAAAAAATGTTGCATCGACAATATTAACATCCCTAAACTCTTTTGTGTGATTAAATTGAAAGCAGTAAAAGTTGTTAGGTTTGTATGGAAAAAAGGGGGCGTATCTAAAGGGAGCGATCCTTTGATTTGAAAAAGAAGCACTCGATGAATCGTAGTTTTGAGGTTCCGCAAAAAATGATTGCTGTAAAAAAGAAATTAATTGTTTCGATTCTAGGTCTGTTAGCTCAGTAAAAGATAACTGCAAACTCATACTGAGAGAATTAATGCCCATAGAGAAAAGTTGGCTATAATTATTATGAAATTTAGTTTCTTGAATAATACTAGAAAAACTAGCTTGAGCACCAAGGGCGGGCTTAAAGTTAAAAGAATTTAAATCTATGTGTTTTATATCCATTATTGAATCACTTGTGTTACGGATACTTCCCCAGCTAAATAACCAGCTGAATTCACTGATAGGTTTTGACTACTAATGAAACCAGTTACATAAAAAGACTTCAATTTACCGTTGTTGTTACGCTCATAGAAAACATCACTAGATTGACTTTCATAATTTAAGTCATGCAAATCAACATTAAGGGAGGCCATTTGAGGAGAGCGAGAATCCTCGATTAAAATGGGATTAATACTATCGCCAGCTACGGTTGATGATATGGTAATTTTTCGAGTAGAAACTTTTTCGGGGATGAGAAAAGTTAAATCATTTAAATTTACATAATCGCTAGTAGGCGGTATACTATACTTAGTTGCTCTTTCAATGTTCATATTATAAGAAAATGCCACAGGGTGATTTACTCCTAAATTATTGGATGCTATAATTTGACTATTTTGTCCGTGTGGTATAGACTGATGTTCATACAAATAACCAGTGCCACCTTGAAAATATTCATCAACAATAGATTCATCTTTCGTTAATGATCCGTAGATAGTGAAATTTGCGCTAGCTTGTGAAATTGAATTTGGGGAAAGAGAAAAAGAAAGAGAATTTAAATAAGCATTATCAAATCTAAATGGACCTAAATATCCACTAATTTTATCATCAGGGTTAAACAACGTGGTTCTTCCAGTAATATTAAAAAAGGGGTCTAAGTTCCCTGTGTTAAAGTAAAACGAAACATCTAGTTGGCCTTCAATAGGCCCCACTGCAGTGTAATTATAAATTGGTTGAAAAATCCCACTTTGAATCATTGATCCACTAAGAGTGCATGGGGTTTTTGCATATACTGGTACGATATAATTATTTCCGTCAGGAACTATTTCCTTAGAAGTAAATAAACTTATTGTAGATTGACCGCTGGGAAATTGAATTTCAGTATCTTTTGGTATTTTATCGATAGATGTAGCTAAAGGTTGAGGTGGCCCACCAGATGGACCAAGAGTAACATAAAATATTTCATTGGTTAGTGTTGCATTTGTGGGCGCCTCTGTATCATTTTCATCATAAATTGTAATCACATTATTGCCTATATCTTCAGAGCTACCTTCACCAAAACATAATATTGGAAATATATTATCATCTGCTTGACGAAAAGAATTAATTGGCTGAGAGACTGAAATAGATGCACTTTCCGCAAAAATAAATTCTCCAGAATTGTCTTTGCAGGACAAATATAACGGTACATCTTCAAAAGGTAAAAAGCTCATTTTATAATTTAATTAACGATATGAAATCAAACTCTTCAGGCATTTGTTTTGAGTCTGATACTTCAATAGTAAACAATATCTGAGAGGTAAAAGGTTGAACCTGATTAGATGAATCCTCTTCTACTACATCTAATACTGCATTAGTGAGTAAAAGACTTTTATGGAAAATAAAAAAAATAGAATTTTCATTGGCACCATGAAAACTATGATCTTCAGATCTAACATTTCCTTCAACACCAATTTTAAATCGAAATTGGTTGTTTTCAAGTGTTTCGATGATTTCGATCTCTGTAATGTTAGCGAAGTTTTCTGAAGTTTCTTCGTATAAATTTATAATATGTTCTCCGTGTTGGTTGATTTTTCTAATTATGGATTTAAGTGTATTGTCTGCATCTAGAAAGGGGTGTTCTGCGTCTAAAGAAAGCCATCCAACATCTGTACCATTTGACATATTGCGGATAGCTAAAGGAGCGAATTCTCCATTATGTTCAATTACATGGAAAACTTTCAACCGGGGGTTTTCACCAACAAATGCAATATCAGTACGAGCCTGAAAATCTCCTTGCAGGGCACTGGAATAAGTGCTCTCTAGAGGTAAAACAAAATAATTGAAAGTTAAGTTTTTGTCAATTATATTTGTAAGATCTTCATTGTTAGGAATAACTACACTGTCACCTTCAGATAAACCGTTTATGATCCATGCAATCTTTGTAAATTCTCTGTCTTTTCTATTGATATATCCGTTGTATGTTAGGGAAACAGTCAATAAATCAGTGCTATTAGAATTAATGCTCTGACTCACTAATCTTGCATTTTTTATATTAAAAGAATCAATCACGGACTCATTGATAGGGTTTTTTAATATTATTCGTAAATCTTCAATTTGCTTCGGTTTAATCAAGTAAGACTTTATGCTGTCAATTTCATAATCATTTACATCGATATTAAATGAAGCTTGTTGAGTAATGGGGAAAGTTGTTTGCACGTCTACTGGAAACTCTGAACCTATTGCATAGATAGGATTTTTGTCTATTCTAATGTTATAACTAAAATCTGTAACTCTATTGTTTTGGTAGCCGTCAACATTTAATTCAATTGAACCTTGATTGGGAATTTGTATTTCTGGAGTGGGTCCATTTGTTGGGTGTTCAATGCCTTTCCCAATGTCACCAAAAACAGAAATCGCAATTTGAGATTCAGGTATTTGACCAATACCTGCAGAAAAACTATACTCTGATAGATAACCAGACTCAAAACCAAAACTATTACCTCCGTAATTGATGCTACCACTAATTGGTGTTCCATCTACATATCTTAAAACTTCTTCTTTACCAATAAAATATTTTGATATTTGAAAATTGCCTTGAAGTGTTCCATTTCTCACTGGATAAGCAAAACCTTTGCCTATAATATTAATAGGGCTTTCTTGTATAGAATATCCACCATCAACATTAGTGACTCCGTTCATCAATGATCCATTAAGGTAAAATTGATGTTCGTAGTTTAAGCTAGCATTTTTAACGGCCACTCAACATGCCTCCAACTCTTTTTTCTTGAGCGATAACTCCAAGAACAGCTTCTTTAATTTTACTACCAAACTGTTGTTGACTTGCTTCTCCGCCCTGAATGGAAGTTGAACCATCAGATGCAACATTTATGTTGACAGTAACATTTCCAGCATTGCCTTTTTCATTTGTAGTTTTTGTGGGAGTCATTGCAGCCGTTGGCTCTGGAGCTTTAGCAGTAACTGAGCCACCTTGATTCATTTGCATAGAATTTAATCTATCAAAAAAGCCTGGATATTGTTTTTCTACACTGTTTACAGTGGAGGCTTTAACTACATATTCACCTCGATCTAAAAGTACAGGCCCAACTTTATCAACTCCATTTGGCCCATAAACCTTTCCTCCATTTGACATGCAAGTACCATCCAATGAACACTGTGTGGGTCCAGAACCCATAAATGATGAAAGATCAAATTTAGGAAAAGAAATACCATTGTCTATAATTTGATTTTGGCTTCTATTTGAGTTGCTAGTATTATTAAATGAAGTGTTGCGATTAGAATTATTATATATAGTAGGAGATCTGTAATTTTGACTTGGTTGTGTTTGTATGGGATTAATTGAGGTTCCCTTTGCGCTAGCGCTAGTTGTGTAAGAAAAATTTGGAGAACCAGGATTTCCGCTAGTTTTCATTAAACTACCTAAATCTTGCTTGGGCAGCCCACTAGATGAAGGTTGTATATAAGGATTCAATGATTGAGAGTTGACTATCGATTGTTGCGAATTCATGCCACTAGCTCCAGCCCTCATATTGTATACATTGCTATAATTAAATGTGTCACCAGAAGAAGGAGAAGAAGGAGAACTAAAAGATTGAGAATCAAAAGCTTCCGAGAAATTAAAGTTAGGTTGTGCTTTTCGCCTCGATTTTGGTGTGTACTTACGTAAAGTAGTATTTAATGTTTCGGGAGTGTATTCTGTGCCAGCAGCTTTTGCCGCTCTTTTCTTCGAAAGGTTTCTAGCTTGATTCATGCTTCTGCCGTATGCAGAATTATATTGATTCATTTCGGTTAAGTTGTTAACGTCTATTCCTCGTTTTGAAAAACGATCTTGAATAATGCTCATATTGTTTGCCATGTCTGGATTAGCCCATACATCTTGCTTTAAACCTTTATCATATTTACCAAAAGCCTCTGATCTAGTTTGTTTACCTGTGGCAACATCGTATGCTTCTGGCATAGCCTCCCTCATCTCCCAAGCCGCACTAGCACTATCTATAAACTTTGAGGTTACATTCGCTGCGGCACCGCCAACTAATGATGTAAAGATTCCTCCAATCATTTCACTTTTTTCACGTTCTTTTGCATTTTTTTGCTCGACATCATATTGATATTTATCTAGCAAGTATTGACCGTATTTACTGCTGTAAGAATCATTTTTCCTAAAGTGAGCACTCATTTGTCTACTTCTCGGATTAATATCAAGTGAGGTACGAGTATTTAATCTTTTCAAGGTATCCTCTGGTGCTGTTGGGCCTCCATAAGGTTGAGGATCTCGATTATTGTATCTATACACAGATGATCCCGCTATATAAGAAGCACTCATTGCGGCACCTCTCGCAGCTCCACCCAAATTAAACTTTGGCACATTTTGAAGGTTAAAATCTTGAGTTAAATCTTCAATTGAAGTTACATCTAATTTGTCGCTACTATAGTTAAAATTAGAACCTTGGTTGATAGTGTTTGAGTTTTTATTTACATTTGATTCATTCAATATTGTAGCAATTGATTGTTGTCTGGACCTTCTTTGATTTACGGGAGATGGTTGCTGTATGTTTTTGATATTTGAAGAATTAACAGAATTAGAAAAGAAGGATTCTGAATTATTAAAGTAATCAGATTTTATATTAGTAGAAACAGGTTTAATATATTTAGGTTGATTATCTTTGCTCATGGGATAATTATTGTATTGTCGATTATCTTTTGAGTTAGAATAATTTTCAACAACTCCACCATCATTAAAATATGAATAAGGAGTATTGTTGAAGTTTTTATTTATATTACTGTAAGAATAGGGTTTTTCTACTTTTTGAGTTGTAGATACATTATTGGTGATTGATGGAGTATTGGATCTACGCCTAGTTTGATTTAAACTTGGAGATTTTTGATTAGAAGATTTAGATATAGTAGAGTTATTAAATTTATTGTTTGTAAATTGATTCGAACTTGTTTGATTTGATGAAGATGATACAGAATTATAATGTGAATAATTATATAAAGAAGGCGGGGGTGTGGTTTTTTGATTTTTAGAAACTGGGCTACGTTGATCTCTGCTTAATGTTTGTAAGTTCGAGATATTCTTAATGTAAGACTGTGAGGAAACGGGGGAATTGTTAAAGTAACTTGAGGGAGTGGAAATGGCTTGTGGCTTTTGGTTTTGAGAGACTGGGCTACG